TGTGGTGTGCGCCGTCAATCTGGTCACCGTTGTGAATCAGGACGAATGGCTCGCCGTTGGTCGTATCAGCAACAAAGCGGCCAAACTCCTTCCAGCATTTCCAAAGAAACTCCTGCGGGCGGCTCATCTTCACTTCTTGCCCGTCCTTGAGCTTGAATCCTGGCGGCATGATTGCAGCCTGAGAGCCGCAGTGCGTGTCGCCAACAACAACGATGTTACGAATTTTTGCGACTGGATTTTTCATGCTTTTTGATTATGCGGTAGTGCGTTGCATAGTTTTTCCCAACCTTGAAAATTTTTTCCTCAACCTCGCCAACGGCAACCAACTTCTTAAGTCTGCGTCTGACATTGTTCTGGTCTATTCCTTGTTGTGTCGCAATCTGTTGCGCCGTCTCGAATCCAATCTCAACCTCTTGACTGACTCTCGGGATGAACCTGTCCCAATCACTGCTTTTGGTTTCCGTGTTTATGATTCTCATGGCTGGCCTATTCCTAACCAAGACTGCGGAGGGCTGGGATAATTGGGAGCGGAGAACGTGGAGAGGTCTTCTTCCATGCTCATCGCGCCTTCGCGAACTGCGGTCTTGAAAGTGGGGTCTGGGTCGCTGGGGTATTCCACAGCGCGGCCTTCGCGGACGGATTTGACCCAAGCGTCGGCCTCATCAATCATCAGGGCGAGCGCGGGCTTGCTTGAACCGGCTTCGCTGATTGCGTATTTGGCGAGATTCGGATTGCTCCCGATGAGCATTTGAAGGGACAGCGCATAAACGTGCGCTTCAGCCTCTGGCGGGACGGAAAGAGCCGTGACGGACAAAGGCGTCCGGCGAGCGACAGCGATTGCTCCACGGACTTTCTGGACGGCAAGGCGCACAACTTGGTCACTGCGGCTCGACTGGTCAGACAGGGTGCTGACCGGATTCTGAACCACTACGGAAAGTAAATACTCAAGGCCTGCGCTAGTCGGAACAATCCAGGGAACATTTTGCCAGTAAATTGTGTAAGTGATGGTTAACTGAAGGTCGGTTCCGTTGCCGCCAATCAGCTTCGCTGGATTGCTTTGCGGATTGAGCCAGCCGCCGTAATCGAGAACGATTAAACCAGTAACCGCCCCATTGCCGTCAACCGAGGAAACTTGAAACCAGCCACTGCTGAAATCTTGCGGGCTGTCGGTTGGGTAAAAGCATTTGTCGCCGACGACATACTTTGAGCCGCCGTTAGCAATGACGAACGAGGCAATTTTTGTAGCGTTGGCAAACATAAAGAGCAAGGCTGGCGGTGAGTGGTTTTAAGCACCGCACCGCCAGCCTCGATTGATTACTGAACTGCTGTGACGGTGTAATTCGTCAGCGAGGCCGTGCCGGTGCCCATCTGGATGCTTTCCAGATAGACATTCAGGCCATTCGCAAACGCCGGAGCGGTCGCGGGCGATAACACGATGTTGGTCGTGACAGCCGTTGTGCCGTTCAGCGGCAACGTAACGGTCAAGAACGTCCCGCGAGGCGCAGCCGAACCACTTGCACCCGTCGTCGCGGAGTTCGTGACGCTGATATTGCTGCCAGTCGCCGAGAACGTGAACACCGCATTCGTAGTCGTCGCCGCTGTGGCTTGCGCCTGAATCGTGACAATCAAGTCGCTGTTTTGATAGTAGCTGCCCGGATTGAGCAACTCGAGGTTCGTAGCGGTCGCGCCACCTGCAATGGAGTAGGCATACAGACCGTTGGTGATGGAAGCGGAACCATTCGCACTGTTGACGGCAACATTGCCGCCACCGTAACGAACGACGTCCGCCCCGAAGGAAGCCAAGGCGACCAAAGCCGCGATGGCGATAAGAGAGAATTTCTTCATATTTTTATTCAAGCTGATTGTTTGTTTGGTTATTCGGGAGCGAGGCTTTGAACCCCGCTCCCGAGTTGATTATTTCACATTCAGGAGCATGCCTTGACGTTCGTCGCCAATCGCAGTGCCGAACATGAGCTGAACGCGCATGTTGGCCGTTTCGTAGGCGTGGTCGAGGTATTTCACGACCATGAAGGTCATGCCGGTTTTCGGCTCGGTGACAAGCTCGATGGCAGCGGTGCTCGGAATTTCCGGCATCACTTTGGTGTAGTCCAGCGGAACGCGGCTCACAAAGAGCAGCGAGGAGCGCGTGCCCGCGAAACCAGCCGTCTTCGCATTGGCGAAGGCACCAGGAGTCACGAAGATGGCGTTCGCGCCACCGTCCGTGCCGTTGCCTGTGACGCCGATGGTGTCGGTCATCAATTGGCTCTTGCGGAACTTGGTGTTACCAATCCGGCTGAAGCGGCCAGTCTGGATGAGGTTCTCACCCATGTTCTGCTTGATGCCCTGAATGCTCTGGTTGAGCACGAAGTTCGTGTCGGCAGCAGCACCGGCATACACGCGGGTATGAACCCACGCGAAGCGTTGCAAGTCAGCCGCGCCATCCTCTTCGTCACCACCAGGGAATTTGCTTTCGTCCATCGCCGCCGGAAGGTCGGCCACGAAGGTAGAGAGCGTCGCACCGGCCACGTTGAAGGTGTTGCCACCAGCAGCGTTGACGTAAGCGGGATTGAACTTGATGGTCGAGGTCGTGTGACCGTCATTCGCAATGCGGGTCGAGCCATTCACGATGGTGTTGACCAGCTTGTAGATGATGTATTCGCCCAAGCCATACATCTGCGGAGCCTTCTGTTCATTGAACAGCTGGCGAGCAGTGCTGCCGAGGACGTTGTTGTTGATGGTAATCGGGATGCCCGCGTGAGTGTCCATGAGGACGTTCACGTCCACATCGTTACCAGCCAAGCCGCTCCAAGCGTTGCTCGACGTCTTCAACTGAACGCCAGGAACGCTGATGTAGCGAGTGCGGGCGTATTGGTTGAACATGACCGGCGTGTTGCTGATGTCGGTCGTGATGTCATCTATGATGGCCAGCTGATTCGCCAGGAAACCGAGGTTCCACTGGAGGGTCAAGCCGGTGTTCAGCGTGCCGAGCGAGGAGTCGGTGACATCCGTGCCGTTGCTGTTCGCCGTGATGATGTCCTTGGTCAAGCGGAAGTCGCCGCCCGCCGCAATCATGTCAGCCAATTTCTTGCCAATGGAAGCGCGGACGCGGGAGGCGGCCACAGCATCTTCGATGCCGCGAGCATCGCCACGGGAAGCGCGGAGGATGCCACCTTGACGGAGGGTCTTCGCGAAAGGTTCGCTCGCATGGAGGTAGGCTTTCACGGTGTCGCGCAAGCCGAGGTCGCCGATAGAGACTTCGGAGCCAGCACCTTCACCAGCGGTGACGCGGGTCGAGAGGTTGCTCTTCGCCTTGACGGGCAAGCCTTCAATGGACTTGACCACGAGGGAGACGTCGTTGCCGGCGTCAACCAGCGCAATGTGTTCCGCTTGGACGGTCTCGTCCTTCGGTTCAATTTTACCAGCGTCTTTCGCCTTGAGGACGGCGGCTTTGACCTGGTCGTGCTTGGCTTTGACGACATTCTGCTGCGCGGCATACTCAGACGCCGTGATGCAGAAGCCATCGTTCAGGAGCGGAACGGCCTGTTCAGCCGTGACGTCCAATTCTTGCCCAATTTTGAAATCGGCATGGGCTTTTACAAACGTGATTTTCATCGTTAGTTTTGTTAGTTGTTGTTAATGCCCTGTTTGTTAATTTGACTTCGCACGGGCGAGCGATGCCAAAATTGATTTGCTGTCGGTCAGCTTGACCGGCTCGTTCTTGGCCTTGACCAAGTCGGCGAGGACGGAGGCGGAGCGGATGGAATCGGAGGAGGATGCGTCGGAAGCTTTCGTTATATGCACTTCGCTTCCATGAGGAACGAGCTTGAATCCATGCTTTCCGGCATACGCATTAGCCGCGCTTGGAGATTCGTTGTGAAGCGCAAAAGCATGCGCTGCGTCGAACTTCTCTTTCTTTCCCTCAGACCCGCCGTCCTTCGCCGCATTCTTATTCCCCATCGGCGCACCGGCCTTGACCAAGTCGGCGAGGACGGATGCGGAGGCGTCGGACGCTTTAATCTTTCCGGCTTCGGCTCTGTGATAATCAGCCCTCTGAAGATGATAGGCGTTCATCTGTTCTTTGAACGGATTTTCAAGAGTTCCGCCTTTTCTGAAAGTTCTCGCGGCCTCTTCATGCATTTCGGCGGCGTTCTCGTGTTCTTTCTTTGAGACATTCTTCATCCCATTCAGACGCTGCGTCTCCATGTGAGCTTGCGTCGAAATGTCGAGCTTCTTATGCGGTCCACTTCCTGGTCCGCCAGCCTTCACGACGTCCGCGCTTCCACCCTTCTTATAAGCCTTCACATTCGCATGCTCATCCGCTTTCGCCTCATGCTCATCGGCCTTGTCGGAATGCAGTTCAATCTGGTGGTTGTCACCGGCCAGCTTGGCGGCGTTGCGGTGCGCTTCAGCAGCGACGGAATGCGCTTGGAACTTGCTCCCATGCTTCTCGCCGTCGGGATAAATCTCTTCGTGGGCATTCGCCACTGCGCTGCACAGTTCGGCATGCTTGGCGGCGTCCTCGTATTCGCCAGATTCTTCCGCCGTAATTTTCGCCATATCCATTTCAGCTTCAACCGCCATAATCTTCGCGGTCTTGGCCTTGTCGGTTGCGATGATTTTGCCGTGCTCCTTGGCGGCTTCAAGGTGTTTGTCGGCGGCTTCCTGATGGGATTGGCGGCAAGCGGCGTCGTCACACACTTCGGCGGCGGCTTTGTGAGCCATCGCGGCCTCGTTGTGAAGTTTGAACTTCTTGCCGTGCTTCTCGCCGTCGGGGAAGACTTCATCGTGAGCCTCGGCGACCTTGGTCTTGAACTCGGCGCATTTGGCGAGGTCGGCGTAGTCTTCTTGAGAGTCAGTCGGGGAAGGCATGTCGGAGATGGCTTCGGCGGCGTGGATGGAATCGGAGGCAGAGGCGTCGGAAGCCTTGACTTTCCCCTGATAAAACTTTGAGACCGTCTCGTTGGAACCGGAATGAACAACGTGCATTGTTGAATCGCCAAACATTTTAGACGCGGTTTTGGCGTAACTTTCAGCCTCTTTTCGATTTCCAAATCCTTGCTTCTTTTCTTCGTTTCCGCCATGAACATGGTGCGGTTCAGAATCTTTAGCCGCATTGCGATTCCCCATCGGCGCACCGCCCTTGACAACATCCCGCTTCTTCGCCTTCACTGGCGGCATAGCGCGGAACGCAGGCTTGTTGGTCAGCGTCCCGACGCAGAAGTCAATGCCAATCACTTCCGCAGGATTGGACTGCGAACCGCGAACGCCTTCAGGGAAAGTGTAGCAGCCATCAACCAGCTTGGCTTTGCTGTAATCGGCGTCCGTGGCGAAGGACGGGGAGAAGCTGCGGTGAATCTTGCCGTTCACATTGCGTTCGCCGAGCGCGGTTGGTTCGCAGGAACAGATGACGCCTTGGTCGCCGAGATGGTCGCCCCAACTGAAGCCGACGGGATGGAAGGATGCTTCCTTCTCGTCATGTTCAATGTCCCCGAACGGCGATTGTTTCGGAGCTTCGGCTTTGAGGGATTGAAAGCTGGCTTGAACCTTTTCAGCAGTGCCTTCATGGACATTGACAGTGATGTTGATTGCTTTGTCTCGGAATCCGGCGGTGATAGTGTGGACGCCAGCGGGCATGTAACAGAATGTGGTGGTGGCTCCCTGCGCCCAAGGTTGGCTCGTCTTGATTTCCGCACCGGAGGCGCGGCATTTTAGAAATTCTTTGCTCATAAAGCTAGTTGAGTTATCGGTTGATTTAACATTGGCAAAAAGTGCTTTCAGGTGCGCTTCCGCCTTTTCTTTAGTTGTATGCAATCCGCCAGGAACAGTCTCGCCGGAATCCTTTTTCACGACGGCGAATTTGCCACCTTTCTTTTTGAGGTCGTAAGGCATTAGCGGTTGATGCGGTTGTTATGGAACGATACCATCGCCGCATGCTTATCGGCATACTCGCTGTTGCCCAACTCGCGGTGGAGCTTCTCAGCGACTCCATGCGCGGCAGCGGCTTCCTCATGGGTTGCGCGGCCATCGAGCGTCTTGTCGCTGGTCTCGTGAGCGGATATTGAGGCGGTGTGCGCCATGAACTGCTTCGGGTCGTGGATTTGGGCGTTGTGACGTATGGAGTCGTGCTCCTTCATCGCCTCAGCGTTGCGGGAAGACTGTTCCTCGGAGCTCATGTGGTCTTTGGCAGCATTGGTGTTGCCGACCGGAGCTCCGGCTTTTACCAAATCCTTCAGCACTTCCTCGGACGAGCCGGTCATATAGCCGGTTTTGCCGCGATGGAATTGAGCGTAGGACAAATGGTCGTTGCGCTTGTCGTTCAGTGGAGAAAGGATGTTACCGCGAGAAGCCGCGTTCAGGCTATGAGCCGCACCAATGTGCGCGTTGCGAGCCGCCGCGTGGTCTTCCTGAGAACCAGACTTGATGGCCTTCACGCTGGCGAGGTAAGCGGCTTTGGAGCCGTGCTCGTCGGTTGATGCGTCAGCTTGCCCTTGAGCGTGTTCTGTGGAATAGCCTTTGGAGGCGTTGCGGTTGCCGAATGGCGCACCGGCTTTAACGAGGTCAGCGAGGATTGAGGCGGAGGAGGCTTTCACGCTCCACATCACGCCAGCCTTTTGGCTCAATGATTTTCCAAACGACCGCCAGTCCTTATGGACTTCAGATTTTGAGTCCTCGAACGCCTTGTTTTGTCGGCTGATTATTTCGTCCCGCTCTTTGCCGCTGCTGAATGGGTGTGAAACGACTTGCGAATGAGAGCTTCCGTCTGAGTGCGCATAATCAACGCTGGTCTGAACATGACCGCTTTCCTTGTCCTCGTAAAAACCTGGATTTGAAATGTCGTTCCTTGAGTTCCTGATTGTTCCGCCGTGCTCAACCTTGTATCTAACGGTCGTTCCGTCTTGAAGGGTGTGGTCTTTCGCCGCGTTCCGGTTGCCGAACGGTGCACCGGCCTTGACGATTAGCGCACGCTCTTCCATGATTTCAATCAATGCATCTTCGGTAGTCATTGGCGACCTCCTGATAGCTTCATCAGCTTTTCATTGAGAGCTTTCAACTCCCCATTTTGATGCGGTGCCTCCTTGGCAGCGATTGTGAGTTTTTTGACCTCGGCGAGTTCGTTCTCGGGCAATGTTGCAAGTATAGTTCGTAAGCGTGTCCCGCTGAACTTGGCCTTGGTCAAATTGTCGCCACCCGCGCTTTTATCAGCTGCAGGCACTGGCGGTATGGGCGGAGCCGGATAGCTGCCGTCCGCATTGGACATCGGTAAACCGTTCTCGTCGTAACTGACGGGAGGCGGCTCTTGCGGATTTGCCTCAATCTCGGTCTCAGTGTCCACAAGCAAGCCAATCTTGCCGCTGATGAGCACTTGGTCGCCAGCCGCCGGAGCGATGATTCCGAGCTTCTTGTAAGTGTCTTCGACCGGCAGTGGAACAGTGCAAGTGGACAACGCCGTGAGGAATTGGGCTTGTTCGAGCGCATCCAGCGGGCGGGTGAGGTCAGGCGCAATGGTTGGCCGCTCATCGCTATTGCCGTAGTTCTCGATGAGGAGGCTTTCGACGAGTTGTTCGGTGAGGATTCCAGCCACCCATTTGAGCAAGCCTTCGATGCGTTCCTGGCGAACGTTCTCGTGCACCGCACCTTGAGCGCGACTGCCGCCACCGGATGATGGGGTGTTGCTTGTGAGCGTTTGCCCGAGCATCAAGATTTGGCAAGCCTCGTCAGCCATCTTGGCGAGTTCAACATGAGCATTGCCGCCACCCATGGTTTGGGCGGGGGTGATTTTCACCTCGCCGCTATTTGGGTGAACGCAATAGCCTTGATTTGCAGCGCGGCTTGCGATGCGTTCAAACTTTGCGACTTCAGCCTCACCAATACCGGCCTGATACGGAATATCCATGAAGGGATTACCATACTTCTGGGCGAAATTCATCATCCAGTCGCGGCCATAGACAATCATCGGCCACATCAATGCAAGTGGGCGCATGAAGCCTGCGCCGAGCGGAGTTCCGGATTTGCTCTTGACCTTCGCGACAATGAACTTTGAAGGATTGTTCAGCAACTGAACTGGGTCGCGTTGAGACGGAAAGGCAAGCCAGTTGGTTGTTTCGCTGGAGGCAACGCCGACAGTTCCGTCTGCTCGCCAGCTGTAATGACGAGGATGAACAAACGCAGCGGACTTTATGCGCTTCTCCTTGTTGCCCTGCGGGTCGCGGGCATCCTCGTCCCAAATCAACTCGACGATGGATACGCCGTTGAGGATGGCGTCAGTGATGTCGAACACGAGGTCGCGGAAGCCGCCTTCCTCGGCAAAGCGGTCAGGCTTGAAGCCTTCGATGGTGCGCCGAACCAATTCCGCTTTCTCCTTGGCGGTGTCAGAAGGTTCTTCGCCAGGGAGAGTGTAAGGATGAACTACAAAAGTTGAATTGGAAATGGCGGAACGAAGTTCAAACTCGCACTTCTTGAACATCGGCCAGCTGTCCCGCATGCGCTGTGTAAGTTGATATGATTGCCAAGGATTTCCAGCCAATGCCATCCGTAGAATGGACTCAATCTCTTTGGGCGGGAGCTTGCTTGGAAGCGCGAGATACCAATCTCCCATTGGGTCTGCATTGACTGCGCGAGCGGGCAAATCGCCGTCGTTGCCAGCTGGAGGCGGGACGCCGTAAGGATTCACTTGGGACATCGCCCGAATGAACGGCATTTGGAACTGAAAATTTGTAAAAGGTATCTTCAAGCCTTCAACCTACCCTATCGGCTGAAAATAGTTTGTTGAAAAGCAACTTTTGGCTTTTCTTTTGCAACGACTTGCGCTTTAATTGCTCGAGTGCCAGCCGCCAGCATTAAAGCTGACCCCGAATCGCTGTTAAGCGAATATCTTCCCGTCGCCAAAAAGGTTGCTCAAGAAGCCAAGGCTAGATTCCCAAATTCAGACTTCGATGAAAACTTTTCAATCGCTCAGAATGCGCTTTGGGAGGCGTGCCAAAAGTGGAACGGCAGCGGCGCATTCGAGGCCTTCTTCCGCTGTTTCTTCAAACGCCGGATGAGTGATGCGCTAAGGAAGGAGCTTGGACGAACACCGCGCCAACAAGAACGCCGTGGGTGCAAGGTTGAAAAGATTCATTTGGACAAGGAGGTTGACGGGAGAAGGGTCTCGGAGTTGGTTTCAGCGGAGCAGAAGCCATTGGGTCAACGCTTGCGGGATTTAACGGAGGAGATTCGTCGTTGCCATTTTAGTTCAAACGAAGAAATCGTTGTTGAGATTGTTCTTCTGCAAGAGCGGCCTGCGCGGGACGCTGCGGTTGCTTTGGGTGTGACGACTTCAAGAATAAGCCAGATTCGAATATCCGCGCTGCGCAAAATCAGAACGCAGTTGCTTCATCAAACAGATTTTCGCCGTCCTTCGTAAACGCCTTCTTCCTGATACTTCGCAATCTTCCGGTCGGTTAGCGGCTTGCCCATCAGCGCATGGCGTTCGTTCCAAGTTGAACGGATGGATTTTCCCCAGTATTCGCTAATGCGGCTGATGCCGAACTTCTGGTCGTGACGGCGGTTGGCTTCGGTGAGGGTGATTTCGGATGGGTGTGAGGCGGTGTTCATAAGGTCATGATAATCCAGATTCGCTAGACAGAATTTTGGAATCCAAGCCATATATGAAGTTTTTCCAATTGCGTATCCTCTTCCACCTGAGGCTCTTAGAACACCACCTCGCCCATTTAGTTGAAGTCAGTTCTTCGTAAATTTGAGGCCTGTGCTCCAATACCGAGAACAGCATGTTTTCCGACAGAAACTCGTCGAACTCCAGCCTTGACGGGATTGAATCGGGATGCGGTTCTGGGAAATCGGCCAAAGCGGCTCTCTGTCCGGCATGCGAAACCTTGGTCGGCGCGGAAGACTGCGGCGCGGCGGAACAATCTTCGCGTTCTTTGAAAGACAAACGCGGCTTCATTTGTGAAGAAACGCCGCGTTGTTTAGAAGATGCCCGTTTCCCAATTTCTGTTCCTCCAGCTTCTTGTTTAGCTTTTAGCACTGAAAAGAAGCGCGGTTTCAGAGAAACCGTCCCTTCAGACTCTTCAGACTTCTTTCCTTGAGCATTTAATCTAATACTCCTAGAGCATTTGTCGCCGTGTTCACCACCCCCTGGGTTTTCCGTCGAGTGGCTGGAAGCGAGGTGAAATACCCGAATATACCACCCCACGACTTTGCCGCTTGCATCCTTGCGAACGGCATCCTCGATTAACCCAAGCCCCTTCAGCAGATTCTTGGTCTTCTTAACCCTTTCTTGGCTCCACCTCAAGCCCTTCGCGGTGTAAGATGTGGTCGCCTTGGGCTGATTGACTTCCTGCCATCTTGCGGTGTAAGCGTAAAACATCCACAGCGCAATCATGTCTCCGGTTTTGGCCTTGGGGTTTGGGTGGGAGATGATTCTTTGAATGGTTTGGCGGGTTATGGCGACGCTCCACTGGTTGGAGTCGCCCTCGATGCGGACTAACTTTTCGGCTTTCATATTGATGAGATTTCTGCTCCCGAGCGAAATAAAAGGGTGAGCCGGTTCTTAGGCCGACTCACCCAGTTCAATCCCGCGATTGATAAGGGAACTTGCGCAGCGGCGAAGAAGCCTTCCGGCTTTTTGATATCGCGGTCTCTATTCTTAAAGATGTTGTTAAACGCATAACGCCATTCCCTTATCAGGAGAACTCACCTCTATCGTCCGCTTTCCCATCCTCAAAAACATTTATTTTCATTTTCTTCCTAACTCCCTCATCCTCAATGAAATAAACTTGTTTCCGCGAGCGCGAGCCTTTTATAAGGAGCGGCAAAGCTCCGTTTCCGCCTCAAAAGCTCCTCCAAACCAATTCTAGAGCGTTTAAACCGCATTCTAGCCGACCTGAACGAACCTGTTACTGAAGGTTTCCTTCGGCCATAGTCCTGATTCCGCCGGTTTGGTCGGGTCAGTGGCGGCGTTCAGGATTGGAATCGTTACGACTTCACCTTCTGCAGCGAACTCAATCGCCAGACAGCGTTTGCCGGTGGTTTTGTCTGAGAATTTGCCTTTTAGGATTTTCATGAGAATGATTCTGGTGACAACAGGTCAACTTCCCAGGTTTCTCCGAACACGCCGCCGGAGCTTTCAACGAAGCCCGCTGCCGAAGCGAATCCTGTCTGCGTCATCCGCTGGGCTACGAGGTAGCGCAGTGCGTCCATGGCGTGGTCAAACATCTTCTCCGGTTCGTCCTTGTCGAGTTGGCCAGAAGTGCCCTTTTTGAACGCATAACTTTCGAATTCGTTAATGGTGTTCGTGCAAGCTGGGTCAACCGTCAACCGAGGCTTTCCGTCCCCTTGCACTTTGAGCCGGTCTTGCACAGCCTTGACGCCGTCCATGATGATGTGCTTGCCGGTTGATTCTGGCGTGCGGCCTTTGGCTCCAACTACGTTCAACCCCTGCGCTCGCAAGTCGGCAATCAATCCAGCACCAGCTTCGTCGCAGGTGATGAGGGGATTTCCAAGTTCCCGCGCCCAGCTCAAGGCTTGCTCCACAACGATTGACTGCAGCTGCTTGGTCTTGTAGAACTCCCTAAAGATGTGCAGCCGCCCATCGGAGTCTTCCCCAACGCAAAGGATGACGGCTGGATTCGTATACCCTTCGTCAATGGCGAGGAAGAATTGCTTGAAATCGCTCATCGGCCTGACCTGAACGTGGACGTCGGGTTGGAACAAATCATAGACCGCGCCTTCCGCCGTTGCCCAGATTCCGTAAAGCAGACGCTGCCGACGGACGCCGGTATACATCTCGTCCGCCATCTTCATGCGGCGTGCGCCTTCCTTGGTCAGTTCGCCGCTGTCGTCGTAAAGTTCTGGGTTATCCTTGTGGGAGCCGGTGATGAGCTTTATTGATTTGCGGGTGCGCAGCCAGTGCTTGGAATTGCTCGGATTGCAATCCGCAAATATTTGAGGATGAGCGTATTCCGTACCGCGACCCGTCACGCGAGAAGCTGCGATTTCCCATTCGGATTCTGTAAGTTCCTCAGCCTGACAGACTTGAATGAGCGACCATTCGCTGCTTAACAATTTTTCCGCACGGTCTAGCCCTATTAGAACTATCTCAGAACCATTTTTGAAGACATATCTCTCAGCCCTAGTTCCACCAATTTTCCTGATTGCCAATCCCTTCGCAACTCTTTCAAAAGTCTTGGAAACGGAGTCGCCGATTGACGCAAATGTTTTGCGAACCATCGCGACGTGCATGCCTGGAACTTGTGTGCAAATCACTATAGTTTTATAGCAAGACGCCATGGTTTTACCTGTGTCCGCCGGAGAACAGAGGACAAGCTCGTGGGATTTGTCCTTGATGAATTCAAGGTTCGCGCCTCTGAATTTCAGTTTGGATATGTAAAGCTCGCTCAAGCCGTCCTCGCTTTTCTAGCCAAATACGAGGCTCTCCGCTTTTCACTCCAAGGCTTTCCCGCATGCGCTGCAGAAAGCGTTGCGCGGTGTTCCGCAGACAACTTCTTGCCAGTCAACGCCGCGCTGATTTTGGCATTCGTTTCAGGCGTTGACGGATGCCCCTTTCCTTTATGAGAAAGTGATATATTCCTGCGATGTTCTTCTGAAAACACTCTTCCCTTCGCAAGCTCTGAAAGCCTCTTCCTCATCTCCGGCGTTCTCTTTTTCCCAATTAGCTTTGCGACCCTCTTTTTTATCGTTTCCTCGGATTGCTTCTTGCCATTTTGAAAAGTGTTGCCCATCATTGTTTTTCTCCAATTCACCTCATGCTCTTGGCTTCTGAATTGACTTTTCAACAAACCTGAATTTAATCCAGCCGCCGCGTTTCTTTTGGAGGCTTCTGAAATCTTTTTGCAATGCTCTTCGGGGAGAGGCTTATTGGAAAAGTGGTCAGAAATTCTTTTCCTCAATTCCGGAGTCCAAAATTCATATCCACCGGTAAGAGTTGGGTCTTTGCGTAAATTGTATCCGTTTGGGTAAACGCTGTTGTAAAACATTATCCAGAACTTTTCCCTCTCCAGCCTCTCGCCCCCTCCGCAAATCTCAACTGTTTCCCAATCGAAATTTTCAACTCCAAATCTCCTGATTTCCCCATAAAGAAAACCTTGATGCCCAAGCCTTGCGGCTTTTAGGTGATTCTTTATCCTTATTTGAATAGCCTTGCTGGAGCCGACATAAACCATTCCATTCAACAAATTGATTATGCAATAAACGCCGCAATCCAGCTTCAAAGATTTGGAGATTGTAACTGTTTCAAGCATTCCTCTTGCTCCCATCTCCCACAATATCCGCCGGATTCACAGCTATCGGCACGAACTGCTGCGTATTCCCCTCCCCATCCTCCGGCAACCTCGGCGCAGCCCCGTAGCCGAGCGCGGCTCGCAATTGTTCCTCAGCCTTGAGGCGAACGCGGTCGGAAGGACTTTTCAGGAGGCCAAGCAGGACGCTAACGCCGAGCTTTGCCGCTCGCTCCCTGTCCATGTATTCCTTCAACCTAACACCGTTGAACTTCCTTGCCTGAGCAGCGTAGCGGTCAATCTGACGCCACTCGACTCCGTATTTCGGGCAGAAGATGTCGTGAAGCTCGAAGTTGGAAGTCAGCGGCAGCTGGATGAGGTGGTCGGCAACCTCGCGGACGCGGCGTTCAAATTCTTGCTTATCACTTCTAGGCATAACCTTTTTAAGAATTATGCCTGAAAATGATTGAATTGGAAAGGATTATTTTTCAAACAGCTTCTTGGCGAACAGGCAGATGGCGAGTTCGAGGGTTTCGCAGCCGAATGAATGTGAGTCCATCGAAACCACTCGCCATCCAGATTTCGATTTTTGGATTGAGATGGTCGTCTGTTTTTCAGCGCACTTCTTCCACACCTCCATCGCGGCGGCGGGGTCGGTGGTGTAGTGTTCAATCTCAAAATCAACCTCAACATGGGCAACCTTGGTTAGGCTTTTAAGGACTGGGCGCGTCACCCAACAGCGTCCGTTTTTAATCTTGAACTCCATCACCTTCTCGGCAATCCAGGCATCAAGCTCCCGCATATCGTTCGCGCTCATACCTGCTCCTTGCTTCTCGCGGCGTTGATGGCGGAGAGTTCGGCTAACGCTTCTGGACTATGCGAACGCGCAAGAATTTTACTCGCCAACTGTTCCGGCGATGGTGCATGGGCTATCGGTCTAACTGACCGACAGTTTCTGCACCAAAGTTTATTTCCATCGGTAAAGTATTGAGAGCCACAAGCGCAGTTCATGGCTGTTTCGTTCCAACTTGGCGATGGCTTTGTCGCGTCAATGTGACTAGGTGGATTGCCGTCGGTGATTGAGGGTGGTTGTGGTGAGCACTTCGGACAATAAAGCGCAGTCGGAAATGTCGGGTGCTGCATCAGGATTGAAAGGCAGGTAGCGCAGTTCTGTCCGGTCACATTAGATGGTGGTTGTTGGGTGGGTTTCATAGCTTTCTCCGTTCTTCTTCGGTTGCTTCAAGATAAGTAATGGCTTTCTGAAACTCGTTTTGTAATCGCTTCAATTCTTCGAGATTAAGTTTCGCCTGAACGAAGAAGAATTTCTTGAACCACAAGAAGCTCGTCCACGCTCTGACTTGGATGCAAAACGGAAGTCCAAACATTCCCGAATTTACTCCGGCAATGAAGGCGCATATTTCAAGGCCTTCCTTTTCTACAACAGTGGTTTTATCAATGGTCACTTGTTCGAATCTATTTTTCATTTGTTCAGTTTCTCCAAAAGTTGAGGGTCGTTGGCGAGGGTGGATAACTTTTGGCTTTGTTCGTAGTGCTCACTTGGCGGTGTTTCTTCGTGCATTTTAAGAGCCAGTTCTAGCGCGGACTTGGCTGCGTCGAGCCTTATCGTTTCGACCAACTTCACCAGTTCGTGACGCTCGAATGTGTAAGCGTCGAAGAAATGGATGTTTTCTTGTAGTATCTTTTCGGACTGTGTTGGGTTGTTCATCTGTATTGTCCTTTCTCTCCGCGCACTTCTGGCTAAACCGAACGATGGTAAATGCAATCCCGCGTGCGAATAATTGTCGTCGGATTCACCTTGTATTTCTTGGCGAGGCGAGTTGTCGTCGCCCAGTCCGTTCCTGAAAGCCGAATGTCCTTGACCGCCGCCGCATTGAGCTTCCTCGGCTTGATTGCAGCGCGAGCGGCGGGTAGGCTGATTTCACGGATGGCCTTGAGGCGTTTAGGGGTCATGCGCTTGCCGAGGATGGACATTGCGCCGCTGATGATTTTCTTTTCTTGGGATTTTGTCATGGCGTTGTGATTTCGATGGTTGTTTTCTCTTCTTTGAAATGGTTCACTTTGACCTGCTCCGTTTCGAGCCGGATGCGCCATGACTCGTCGCCAGGTATGAGGCGAGCGTGGCGTAACCCGTCGAGCAAATCCTTGACACTTCCGGCGAAATTGTCTGGGTCGAGGGGTCGGACGCGGTAACCGACAAAGCGAACAGTAGTTCTCGGAACGCCTCCCGCTTTTCCTTCCATTGAGCCGCCCAGTGCTGCCTTTTTGTCACGTTTAGGCTTGGTGTTCGATAGTTTACAGTCAGGTTTATTTTCATGATTTGAAATCGCCTCGCGCAACCGCCGATTCGAATCGGAAACTACAGCATTGAGCCCCTCCTTTGTTCCGGCGAATCCCCCCTTCAGCTTGCTGTAGCTGCCGTCGGCGTTCATAATCCATCCAAATGGAATCTCTTTCATTTTAAATCAACCTCCCTCAGCAATATTCCAGCTTCGCGCAGGAGCTTGCGGGTCAAATCCATATCCATCCCGCCGCACTTCCTGCGCCTAGTTTTGGGCGCAACAACCTCGGCTATTCCGGCCTGTATCAGCTTGGATGCGCAGCGCGGGCAGGGAATGATGGGGTAAATGTAGGCGGTGCAGCAATATGGGTTGCTGGAAAACATCAGCGCATTCTCCTCGGCGTGGATAACAATCTGGTGCTTCAAATCGCGGTCTGAAAGGCGTTGCTCGTCGTCATCTATACCTCTCGGGAAGCCATTGAAGCCAATTCCAGCGATTGATTTATCAGGACGAACCAGAACGCAGCCGCATTTGGTGGATGGGTCTTTCGACCAGCTTGCGACCATGGCTGAGAGGTTCAGGAATCTTTTATCCCAGTTGGTCATGCGCACCGGCCTCCGGTTTCGATGATGCTTTCCTGCGTTTCAGCATTGTCAATCTGGCGGCGAACCTCAGCCTCGATAAGCAAAGTGTAAGCTCTTAAATCAGCTAAATCATCGAGTATGCCCTCGGGACGCCGGTCTTCAACAGCCGCTGAGATGATGTCCCAGTGCTGCTTCTTGACCTGGGTCTCAATCCTATCCCACTTGCGGGCAGCCATCATGAAGGCTCCAACGCCTCCCCGAATCAACCAGCTTCCCCCATACTCGCCATCCTTGCGCTTCAGGGTTTCGACATCCTTGTCGGCAATGGCAGGAACATAATCCATGTAGGTTTTCTTATGCATAAAGTAAAACAATCAAAGCAATCGCGGCAATCGCAGCGGATATCATGCAAAACGTGGCAAATGCATCCAGCGCAATTTCTTGGTCGGTTGGCTCAGGCTTCATAATTCACCCCATCATCTTGCGCCCGCTTGAGGCAGTGTGCGCGGCGGTTGATTCGCCGCTGAATCCATTCCCTGCAAGCAAGGCTCCAGTCATCAGCAACGATATTGTCACAAGCCTTGAGTGCGCCCTCGAGGTCTCCGGCCTTGTAAAACTCGTGAGCCATTTGCATTGGAGCAACAACGCCAACGAAGAAGAATGAGGAGTAAAGCCCGAAGCCTCCGATTTGAAGATATTGCAAGTCCTCTTCGAATTCCTCGATTTGGCTTGCATCGGGAATGAGCGGCAGCGGCTTAACCTCTCCAAGCTCGTAGGGGCTTGCGCAATACTGACCGGCGATTGAGCGCAGCGGCTCGATTGTTTCCAGATAGCCGTGCAGGTTGTTCGTGAACTGATAATAGCAGCCGACCGGCACGCCAATCTTGATGGCCATGCATTCCTGAAGGAAGCTGAAGTGAACGGCGTTGGCTCCCAGGCAGCCCCAGACTAGGTCGTTACTGCGGTTGCAGACCGTCATGTCGAGATGGCCGCTGTCGTTGATTGCGAAGTAGATGTGGGTGTTGCAAGGAACATCTTTGCTTGAAGAAGCCTTCTGCAAATCGCTTTCGTGGTCGAAATCCTCATTCGAAGTGGCGTCCCACATAGTTAAAACCTGACGCCGGTCATTCGGGTTGCGCTTGAGGTTCTTGCAGATGAGCTCCAGCTGGTCGTATCCGAAGTGCGTCCGCCAGCGGAAGCCGTAGGCTCCGTTCAGGGTCTTGCCGTCATCGCTGAAGGTTGACATGCGCTTGGCGTAATGCGCGACGAATTCAACATCGGAGCGACCGGCCAGCATCCACATCGCTTCCAATGCGTGGAAGATGGGGTTCGCATCACGCTCCGGCCAGAAAACAACGCGCTCGGTTGGCCGCTCATAGCAAAGCAGCGTTGGTCCACGCAATTGAAGGACTTTACCGTTTCTGGTTTCGCGCTCAACACCAAGCTTAAAAAGGCGGTCAAGTGCTATTGGAAGAGCCTCGTGAGGATTTCTTGCGGATATCAGGTGCATTTTTGTTTCGGGAGTTATTATTGACTGTTCTGTTCTGGAAGGCAAGACAAATCTTTCAGAAAAGAGATGCCTGTTTCGGTTGAGGTTTGGATTCTGGTTGTCGGTAGAGTTGTTTTGGCTCAGCAACGCCGAGCTTGGCTCGAGCATACTTATTGAATTCGCACGCAGCATTCTGGTGATTTCTAGCATGCGTCTTCGGGAAACCGGCCTTCTCAAGAGCCTGATTTATCGGCGAGGCGAGTTCCCGCAGATGCTTATGCCAATCAGCCTCTTCCCAAGGCGCATCGAACGGTCTGCCGTAAACATAGTTCAATCCACGGCGGCTTCCTGGTCCACTCAACGCGAACGACCACCAGTCGGAACAGCCGATGAATCTCGGCGCGTAGGAGCAATCGCAAACAATCTGCGCGGCAATGAAGGTTCCGATGCGGGGATGCTTCATGAGTTCTGCCGCAAGTTCAGCCAGCGTTGAGGTCTTCTCAATCTTCGCCTCATGGATTGAATTGACCATGAAGCTGATTCCGGCGGCTTTATCCATTCCTTCCGGCGTGGTCACCATGTAGGCGGCGTTGGTGATTGCCTTCCCTTGAGCGGCCAGCGAGCGGATATCCTCTTCGCAGCCGGTATCCCAGCCCCTCTCTATGATTCTGTTCTTGATAACCGCTAGCGTCTCAGGCTTGTTGATAAGCCGCGCTGCCGCCATCGCAGTAACGAGATGCGGAGAATCTTTCAGTGGCTCGAACAGGTTGTTCGTTATCCAAACTGTGACGGGGTCATTTTCTCTGTATATGTTGCAAAAGCGATACTTGCGCAATATTGGGTCATCAGTCCATGGAGCCGGTTGCCCAGCCTTGCGGCGTTCGTAAATGCGGTGACGTTCGAGAATGAACTCGAGAAAAGATTGCAGATTTTTCATTGGAATAATACCCTTGACGGCATGCCCTGCTCCCAGAAGTAGAGCCGGATGGTTGGATTCAATTTGCGGATGCCCTTCAGCACGGCCTTGTTGTCCTCGGTGAACTCCTCAACGCCGAGCATTCGAATCGCATCAGACTTATGCTTTACCACATTTTCGACCGTCCTGGATTCGTTCAGCATGCTGACCGAAATGATGCGGTCGCCGAAGTGATGCTTGAGCCACATCTCGGTTGCGGAGCGGGTGAGCTCATCATTCTTGCGAGCCGTAATCACATGGAAGCGGCAATCGGGATTGAGAAGTCGGTCGGCCTTGGAATAATGCTCAAGCAAACTGCGCTTGCGTTCATCGCGCTCGGCCTTCTTCATCATGCCCCATTTCTTGGGGGATGCCTCAGGCTTGACACAGAGAACACCGTCAAGGTCGTAGGCGATAATCATTTGCCAAGTTCCTTCAGGGTTGCGTTGCAGATGTTGATTCCGCCCTGCTCGAGAGAAAGCTGCAGCGACAAAACGGTCGCCCTGTCCGCCGGAGATTGCCAACATTCGCGAAGAGCCTTGAGTGAATCGAATGATGAAACCTTCTGCGCGAATTGAATCCCCTCCGCGCCATCCTCGCAAGCGACTGGGCAACCACTGTGAAGCGCATGGTAAGCCCTGCCAGTCCGCCAGCGGAGTCGCTTGTGTTTGGAATCTGAGATGGCTAGGCAGCCCAGCTTTGTTTGGTAGAAGGAGTGCCGCTCGGATTGTTTCGGCGAACCGCCAGAAACGGTCACGCCATACTCCGACCACTCCTCTTGGCGGCCATAGACATCCACCAAACCTCCTGAAGCGAACTGGAAGGTGTTTATTTGAGCCTTGCGACCGTTTGGTCTCCCCGAATAAACAAAGTTGCTAGAATAGCCTTCTAGGAGCGGCTCGCGGTAGGGTAGAAGGGCTGAGAACGGGAAATCGTAGGCGCGGCAGCCTTTGGGGAGCTTCATCGCCTCCTCGCTGGGCTCAACCGCGTTCAACCAGGCTGACCACCGGCTCCAGTCCTCGTTGGGGTAATCCTTCCAGGGGAAGAACAGGTCGGGGTCGTCGCAGATGAAAACAATCTTGCCCTTGTGGGCTTCGATGAGGACTCGCGTCCGGTGGAGGTCTTTACCGAAGAACAATCCGTTGCTGCCGCCGAACTCCAGCATGAGGATATCCGCCTTCGGGAGGGTCTCGCCAGCGGCTGCAAATAGGTCAACCTGCGATTTGTCTTCGATGGCGGGAGGATTCCAGAGGCCGATGCTCGGCTTGGTCGGCAGTGAGCAGCAGTTGACCTCGTGGCCAGCTGCTCTCAGGAAAGTCCAGAGACCGCGACGCTTTTCAAGCCATGCGCCACGGTCTCCAGTTTCAAAATCCGACATGCCGATTTTACCGCTGATGCGGTGGTAGTTGATTTTCATAGCAGCCGGATTCCGAGGCTTACTTCGCAGCCTTCTTCGCAGCGCGTTTCATGCGGCTGGCGATGAGGTTGTCGGCGTAACCCTTGGGAGTGTAGAAGTATTTCTCGCTCACCATGGGGCTGATTTCTTCCAGCGTCTTGCCCGCCGCGATTTGCTCATCAACGAACGCAACGCGGGTTGACATGTCAACCCATTCGCGCTTCTCCTTCTTGGGCTTCGCGGCTTTGGCGGCAGCCTTCTCAGCGGCAGCCGCTTCCTTCGCGGCCTTCTTCGCGGCGTAACGCTCTGCGTCCTTGGCGGCTTTCGCGGCCTTCTTCTCTTCAGCGGAGGGCTTGGGAGTGGATTCAGATTTGTTATTGTTTTTCATTGCTTCTTCCTTCTCTTGTGCGGTGATTTGTTTCGTGACTTCGTTCCGCGCATCACCCTGCACGGAAAGAAAGTTTTCAAGATTGACGGTTGCGGTCGGCTGAAGTTTTATGCAGGCGAGGGGGTTCTCCTCGACGAGAACTTCGCCGTCAATTCGCAGCAACTTTACAAAGCCGCGCTCCGCATGAACCGCAACGCGCTTGTGACCGAGGAAGATGACAGCGTTACCGACTTCGAGCCGATGCTTCTTCGCCTCAAGCACCGGCGTCAATTCCCCCTCTTCAATCGGCTTCGTAAATTCAGCCGCCTCTTCGCCGAGGCTGGCGGTCATCACAAGCAGGTTGTCAGCCCATTCACTTTCCGGCGAAATAGGCTTACCGTGAAGCTGCCCGAAGAATTCGTTCTGCTCGCGCTCGATGACCGTCTTCGTCAGGGCGTTCTTGGCGGAGCGGGTTGCGATGCGGGCGTGAGTTTCTGAGACGGCGGTGACGACCTGCTGAACGCCGTCCCAGATGATGATTTGACCAATTGATAATTTCATAATCAGTTTTTCAATTTTAGTTTTTCATGTTCTCTGAGTTGAGGCCTCGGATTTGCGGCTCCGAGATTCGCAGTCTTCCCCGCAAGGATGAAGCCAGCAAACTCTCCACTGAAGGAGAACCTCAACTCAAAGAACTGACATCAGTATGCCCGTTCCGTTCCAAAAGGCAAGAACTATTTTCAACAAAGTTTTAAGTCGTTGATTTGGCGGGTCTTCCGATTGTCAAATTTCGCTTGCCGCAATGCGGGCATCGGCCAATGTTCGACTTCAGCATACCGCAATGAATGCACTTGAACCGCGCCTTTTCGCGTTCGTTCTCAACCTGTTTCCAGTGCATTCCGGCTCTCATGTTAAATATTGCCCGACTCCAGCAATCCAATTTTCGGCTCTAGCTTCTTTCGGGCATTGTTTTGCGTAATCGTTGCAGGCGAGACAGGACGCCTTCCAGGTCTCAACCTTCAGGTAATTGCTTCGCCTTCCCGCCCAGTGGTGAACGCACTGCGCCAGTTTCCCGCATCGCTCGCAGAGCGGCTTTTGTTTCAGAAACTCGAGCCGCAGCGTCTTGTATTCTTTTGACTCTTCGCGCCTTTTCGCGCTCATGCCATGATGGCGTTTCTTTTTGGGTTGTGGTGGACGATATTGTTCCGGAAATGCGGTGCGCCATAAAGCTGGTTTGGTCTTTCGTTCAAATTTCATCCGGAGCCTTTCCGCCGTTCTCTTCAAGCTGGTTCAACTTAAGAAGAAAATCAATACAGAAATTTCTTGCGTATTCAATGTGCGCGCAGCGCGGTGGATTCATCAGTCGGCGTTCCCTGGTCATGGCCTTTAGCTTCGGAACGATTGAAAAGGCGTGCCACTCGCATGAACACTGTCCGGCCAAATCCCAACTCGCCAAATCAACGAGGTGGTAGCGTTCCTCAATCAATCCCTTCCCGCAATCTGGGCACTTGCAACCTTCATCGAGAAACGGGTGCTCAATTTTCAGGAAGCGCGACTCGCATTCGGTGCAGCCCCAGCGGTTGGAGGATACATCAAAGCGAGTCGGCTCGCCGATGCGAACCTTTGCGTGCATCAGGTTCATGATTTTATTCTTGAAACAACCTCAAGGAATCCTCGCCGGTCAACCTCAATCGCGCCGCTATTTACGGCAATTTCCCGCTTTGATTTGCAGATGTCGAAATGCGGATACCTTTTAATCTGAATAAACTTTCGATTCACGCCGATTTTATCAGCCATCGCGTTTAGCTCGTCAACCGAATCGGCAACCATATGGCACATTTTCATGCGCCCATAAGGCCAAATCGCGGCGTCAACATAAACGGCCATATCATTTCTCCCTCAAGCTCATCGTAATCACGCTCAACTTTCCAGCCTCAAGTCTCAAGAAGTCAATTGTTCCGGTGCCAATCTTGACGGCCTGCGTGCCGAATGCGCCAATGCACTTCTTCAGGGCTTGAGCGTTGACGCTGGTTGAATGTTTGACGAACTTTCCATCGAGCTTGCGCTGGAACGAATCCGACTTGAATTCAATCGCCTTGGGTGAGAGCTCAACGGTCATCGCCGGAAGCTGATTCGAATCAACCAGCATGAGAGCCGCTGAAAGGGTCTCCGTGATGGCCTCGGCATTGATTTCGCCAAGCGGCTTGCTGGCGGAGAAGCTCTCGCCCTTACGCAGCGAGGAGGTATCTGGGAACTTGCAAGCCGAGAGCTTGCACGAGTAGCTTCCTAGCTTGTGTTTTACGGAGGCGAGACTATCGGATAGGAAAAGCTCCGCACCCTCGACTGAAAACGCCTCTGCAAGCCTTATGGCGTGTTCCGCTGAGGCGAGGAACTTGAGCTCGCCGTTCCACGGGAACTGGTAGAACGCTCCGTTAGCCCCGTCAGCGGCCTCCACGACCATCGTTCCGGAGTCCGATTGGAAGTGGATTGAGCAAAGTTCCGCTCGGGAGGATTCCTTGTGGGCGCAGAAGTGAACGGCACGAATCCCTTCGGCTAAATCAGCGCAATTGATTTCCTTCTTGACGCCGGATTGAACCGGAAGTGCGGGGAACTCATCCGCGTCGGCGGTCTTGACCTTGACAGTCGCGGCGGACTTGATGACCAACTCCGTTTCAGCCTGACTGATTTCAACGGTGTCGGAGGCGAGGTAGAGGGACGCCATCAGATAACGCGGCTGAACGAGGCATGGCTTAATCATTTCAACCGCGTCGGCAACTCCGATGATTTGAACGAGGAACTCGTCGAGGTTGGTTGAGGTGATAGACAGCCCTTCCGGATGAGGTTCGAGCTTGACGAAGTTCGCCATCTGGTTCGGCGTTGAGCGAATCATGCGGGCAGCGTATTCAACCGCCTCGCGGAGAGCCTTTGTTTTGACCTTCATGCGGCCTCCTGAAGAAATGCAGCAACACGGCTGCGCATGTGTTTAGGGATGCGGGCAAGGACGACTTCCTCTTCTCCGCGCATGCGGGGAGAATTTCCGTTGGTTCGCGGCGTCTTGGTGATTTCAACGCAGCCGTTATGCCCCTCCTGCATTCGGATTTCATCTCCGCCAGCAATCGGGAGCTTGGTTTCAATAATGATGTGTTTCATGATTTTGTTTCAATGGTTATTTGTTAAGGAATTGCGCAAGGTTCGGCGGTGTAAAAAGTTTGCTCTTCATGACCTTCCCATCGGGAGCGATGATTGGCTTTCCGTTTTCATCTAGCTTGCTCATATTGGAGCGGTGAACTTCATTAAACGCCTTTTCTTTTAAAGAAGCAAGACCAAATTGCAAAAATGCACCCTGGATTACATATTCGAGGTCAATGAGGGCGTCAAGAGTCTCGACCAAATCCTCGTCTTCAAGAGCCTTGTAAAGCTCGTAGAGCTCATCCTGAATGAGCTTGACGCGCAGCTGGCGAGTCTTCTTGTCGGATAGGGTTGGGGAGGTTTCGTTCCGGACGCCAAAGGCTTTGTGGAACTCTTGGACTTGTTCAACTGTCGTTTTGTTTTTCATGGTGTGTTTTGGTTACAGAATCGGAACATCCGAATCTGAAAATTGGGAGCGTTCCGTTATCATCATCTTCGCTCCGTTGAAGTTGCATTCAACCGTTAAGCCCGCTCCACCCTTGGTTGACTTGAGGACACGCAGCTTAAGTGAGCCATCGCCGCCGCGCCAAGCACCAATCAGCAAACCGCAGCTGGCCTCGATGCTACCGGATTCCTTTGCGCTGTGCAGGGTTGGCTGCCATTCCTCGCCCTCTTCCATCTTCGGCGGGCGAGAGACTTGGCTGGTGACAATGATGACCGTTCCAGTTGTTTTCGCAACCACCTTCAAGCCTTCAGCAATGTCGGAAATCTTCTCGCGGCGGCTTTGGCCTTTCGCGCTCAAGAGTTGGATGTAGTCAACAATGACAACCTTCGGCCTCTCGCCAATCTTGAGTTCCGATTGCAGAATGTAGGATTCAATCTGCTCAACACTTAACCGAGATTCGGGGCAGATGAATAGATTCTTCAGCTTGTTGTCAATCGCGCCCGCAAGAGAATCATCTGGAGCGCAGCGGTAGCCAGCCTCCACATCCTCGCAGCTGAAGCCGGTGGCCATGGAAGCGAATCGCTCAAACATGAGCTCCTTGGGAAGCTCAAGCTCAAACATGAGTGTTGGCAATGGCAACGCGGCCTTGGCGATTGATTGCGCTATGCCGGTCTTGCCGACGCCGGTGTCGCCAATGATGAAGACTAGTTCGCCAGGGACTAGCGGCCTGATTTTGTTGAACGATGGCAGCCAGCTTCCAAGGGAGAATGAGCACTTTGCATATTGCGCAACGAACTGCTTGTAGCTGTCCTCCAATTCACCCATCGTGTAAATTGGGAGCTTGACGCCTTTGATGTGGGGATAGGAATCGTTGACGAGGTTAGAGAACAGCGTCTTCGCCTCTTCTTTTGATTTTTGCGCGGCGATGAGGTCGCTGGCGTCCTTGATTCCGGATGGTAAACGCAGAACCTTGACCGTCTTCGCGACTCCGGCAATGGAATCGAACACAAGTTCCATGTGCTTCTTGCCCGCTTCGTCGTTGTCGCCGCAGAGGACGACATCCTTCCCTCGCAAACAATCCGTGTAGGCGTCGAGCCACTTTCCCGCTCCGCCGACATTGCAGGTCGCTTGGAAGCCAAGCTCGCAAAGGTTGTCGGCATCCTTCTCACCTTCGCAGACAATCACCTGTTGCGAGGTCATGATTTCCGGAAGCCGGTAGAGAACACGGACAACGCCGTCCATGTTCCAGACCCATTTGCCGTTAACTAGATGGCGTTGGCGGAAGGATTTCGGCTTGAGCCTCACCACCTGATAGGCTTCGGTTCCAGCGACATTCTGGTAGGGGTAAATCTTTTCAATAACCGGCTTCTCGGCTGGCGTTGCGGGAGTTGCGGGAGTTGTTGGCGCGGCAACCTTTGGGGGAGAGAACTGACGCGGTTGTTCTGAGGCGAACAGGTCGCGCATTCCGAGACCGAGCTTGGCGACAACAGATTCCGTAGCGCAATTAGCGAAACACTTCAGGACAACGCCGCCGTCCTTGGCTTTGCCTATTGAAAGGGATGGCGACTTCGGAGAGTCGTCGTGGGCGGGGCAAACGACCATGTAGCCCGCCGTGGTCTTGCGCTTAAACTCAAAGCGATTTGCGAAGTCCTCGAATTTCATTTGCAGATGGCGTCAGGAATGTAGCCGTATTTGATGTGGTCGGGGACGGGTTTCGCCGCCGCTGTCGCAATAGGCTTCTCAATTCGGTTGAGCCAATTCACAAAAAAGCGTTCGGTAAAGACGCGGCGATTTGCGGAACACCAGACCTTGGACTTTCCGAGTTCGCGGGCGACATCAATCCCTGAATACGCCGCGTTGTCTTTTAGCTTTTTGATTAACTCTTCTTCAGTGAGAGGCGTTGCTGTTCTAGTTCTAGTTCTATTCTCTTTTATGGCAATCCCGCCAAACGGGGGATTGGCGGGGGATTGGCGGGGGATTGAATCACCCGTCTGAGGGGGGATTTGGCAGGCATCGGTCGGAAGTTGGTAAACAGCGGTGCGGCCTGTTTTACCAGTTTTTGCTCCGGTGTCTTCCAGCATCCCGAGAATCATCAGCTGCCCAATTGCGTCGGAAACTGTCTCATCTTTCTGGAGGCAGCAAATCTGCCGCACTGTTCCTAGGGACGGATAGGTTTTCCCAGATTCACCAGCGAAATTCGACATGGCAATCAGCACTAGCTTTTGCGTTGGCGAAATCCCGTCTTGGCTGAATGCCCACTGCAATGCTTTTAAGCTCATCTTGAAAAATAAAACAGCAGCCGTATTGAAGCGAGAAATGGTCGCGCGGGCAAACGCGCATGCTCCAAGCCGACTGCTGCTAAATTAATTGCCAAAAACCGATGCCTAAAGCCGTTTCTCGCGGCTGCCGCTTTGCGCGACGCAGGAAATATGCCTGATTCCCATTAAAAAAGCTTCAACTATTTTTACGAATTATCGTAAGTGGCTCATTTTCAACGAAATAAAAGACTTGCTTTTCCGAACCGCTTCAGGCATATTGATGTCAGGTTCGAGGGCGAAGAGCCTGAGACCGAATGAAAGAAAAACTGATTATGAAACTGAAAATATTCAACTGTGACGCTCGCGGGATGTCCCAAGTTCACGCTGCCGATTGCGCCGACTGCAAGAAAGTCCAAAAGAGCGGCAAACACAACGCCGGATTCCGGCTCGACTTCAGCGTCGAGGAACATGCCGACCGCCTGTCCGTTTCGCGCTCGATTTGGAGCGACATGATTAGCGAAGGCTCGATGACCGCCGAGGGCGGCTTGGCTGAAATTGATTTTGCGCCCTGTTGCAAATCCCTCCCGCAAACGGCCTAAACCAACAGCGGCGAGGTAACTAAGCCGCAACCAAAATTTATGACAAAATCTCAAAAAGAAATCAAACTGAAGTGCGGCGTAACGCTGCCGAAAGGCCTGCCGGTCACCTTCATCGCCGGTGAGCCCGCCCGCGTTCTAATCGCTCACGAGAGCCGTCCGGAGCAGCCGTATAAGGTTCGGGTCACCTCGGCGTTCAAAACTCCCTCTATACGCACCCTCGAGCGGTGGAATGAGGAAGGCGTTTGCCTGACGCCCAGCGGTCACCGCGTTGAGCCGGATGGCTTCGGTTCTGACAATTCACCTTCTTGGCTTCAGGCTCTCGGGGTGATTTAATTTTATGAAGCTCAAATCAAAGAAACTCAACGGGCTAATATTCATCACGAGAAACGCCCGTCTTAAAAATCCTGCTGGCCGCGCCTGTGTTGTTTACAATCGGCTGATGAACGACGGCCACTACGGGCAGAACAGGAGAGCCGGTTGGCCGGAAAGTTATCCGAAGATGGTTCTGATTCTTGCGCGGAGGGTTCGCCCAGCCACCGCTACAAAGTGGCTCAAGGAATACAAGCGCGGCGGTAAATTGAAAGCGTTCGGTAAATAATTTTATGAGTAAACTATTCGGATGGTCAATGCCGCCAGGATGTTCCTCAACTCCTTTTGATGAGCCGTTCATTTGCGACGCCTGCGGGCGGGGAGAGGATAACTGTAAATGCGAGGAGTGTGAAGAGTGCTCTGAAATTGGTTCAATCCAAGGCTCTGACGGTAAGCATCACTGCCTCAAGCATCTTGACGCCAAGGCTCTTGAGGTGGAGCGCGGCAGGCTTGAAATTGTTTTATTCGCGATTGAGGCTCAACAGCGAGACCGCTACGCTCATAATCCGGTAATCTGCCGCCGGAAATGCTGCGGTAAGCCGCTCACGTTTGAAGAAGCGCGGGGTCAAAACGGAATGCCGTATCACCCTGAATGCGAAATTGCGGAACAGAAAGAGGCGGAAGACTGGAAGTGATTTTACTGCATGGGCAGAAACAACAATAGAAACATCAACGGAACCAAAAACATATGAAACTGAACAAACTGACAATCCAACTCCAGCCTTCCTACGCGGATAACGCTGGGAAATACACCGGCGAAATTTCCTACGAGGGTGCTCGCGGTAAGGTCGAGCTCTTGCTTGACGAAAAGGCATCTGAGGCACTTCTCGTCTGCATCGGCGAAACCATTACCGAGTTTGCCGCAGCCGCTGCTCGGGAAGTTGCCGCCAATGTCTTTGAAAGCGTCGAGGCCGCCAAGCAAATCAAGAACCCCCCAATTGAAAGCTGAAAATAAAACTTGCTTTTCAAACCGCAATGAGCTTTAATATAAACTGCCCGAGGGCAAAAGCCTGTTGAATGCAAACTTTCCTACCATATCCAGACTTCGCTAAATCCGCCGCCGCGCTTGACCCGTCACGCCTCGGCAATCAGGTTTATCGCGAGGGTAAGACTTTGATTCAAGGCGGCTGGCCGCATCACCCCGCTGCGAAGATGTGGGTCGGTCACAAGCCCGCGCTGGCGGAATACTGCCTCGCGTGCCTGAACGAGCTCGAGAAACGCGGTCGCCGCTATCCGCATCACGTTGAGTTCTTCACCGCCATCCGCAACGAGGGTGAAGTGGTGATGCCTGAATGGTTCGGCGATGAGCGAGTTCATTCCTCGCACCGCGCTGCGCTCCTGTTCAAGAATCCGCAACACTATGGTCAGTTCGGTTGGAGCGAGTCTCCCGCCGTTCC